CTTCACTTTAACGACCTCTTTCTTTCTGCTGATCTCTTCCAAGACTTTGCAGCTCTCTTGAACAATACTTGATGGTTAGATCGTGGATGCTTCTTCTTAAGTTGCTTCAGAGTCTTTGCCATGTACTTGTTGTACGCGGATGGTGCTCGCTTAACTTTCTTAGCAACAGACTTAGCCTTCTTTACAGTCGACTTAGCCTTACTAACTGTTTCTTTACCAGACTCGCCCAGGTCTTTTATTTCCTGGAGCAATCTGATAACTTCATCGATAGACACTGAGTTCACCTCAGTTATCTGCAGCTGTTGATTGGATTGCAATTGCCATGAAGTCTTTTGCACCAAGGGAAACAATAGATGCGTTCACTCGAACAATTACATTGACCGCTTTACCAGATGCAATGACTGCATTTGTACCAGTAATGTAGAGTTGATCATTAACAACAAATCGGCCATCATTGGATCCTTTACCATAATTATCTGGGTAAAGGTCAGCGTCTTTAGAAGCATTACCTGCACCATCAAAAATAAGTCGCATCGATGATACTAAAGCACGGTCGTTAGCAAATACCAATCCGCCACGGTTTAGGTCAGTAAGTTGAACTTGGACTTCTGAATCTCCACCGAAGGCAGTAAACAAGCGTTCGTCTGGAGTTGTTCCCTGGACAATATAATCAACGGAATGAATTTGTAGAGCTTGACGATCACCAACGTCAACATATGACCCAAGGTCAATAGTTGCAAAGGTGTCAGTTGCAGCTGCGCTGATAGTCAGTCGTTCGGTTAAGGTAAACATTGAGGTCTTTTTTGTAGCCATATTAATCACGGGGTGGAGAGGAGTTTTCTCAGCATGCAGAACGCCAGACTAGTTCTCCTCTCCAAATAACCCTATCATAACTGGGCCTTTAAGCATTTGCAGTCCTATCTTCGCGACGAAGTCGCCAAAAGCAGCGCCACTACAAACAACAAGTGTTTGTTAGTCATCCCACTGCTCCCACCCGTTGCTAACTAGCCATAGGATATAGGGCTTGCCCGTTTTTTTCTATGGCCTACATATATATGTGAAGACCTGTAGCACAATTCATGCGGAACAAAATGATAACGCTATGCCCGACGACGTATGAACTCTCGAAGAAGATGCCTAATTTCTCTGGATGGGTTCGTAAGATGATTCTTGAAAATGGAAATAAGACAGGAATAGTCAAACCTGATCGTGAAATGTTACATCGTAAATGTGATACTTTTGTTGTCGCACGATGGCAGCAATTGATTGATGGCACTTATGCCTGGTATGGGTACTGCGAAACGTGTGAGACTGATGTTCAATGGAAGGTGAAACAATGACTGATGAGTTCGATCATTATGCTAAACCATGCAAAGTGTGCGGAGGATACTATCCGGGAGATTGCACTTGCGATCAAGAAACCTGTCAATGCGACGGATGCTGTGAACTTCGAGGTGATGACTATGACTACTCAGAATAATGATGACAAGTTTTCGATCTGTTCGTACTGTGGTTGTGAAGAATTGTGGCCAGATGAAATGAGCAAGAGTGACCCGACGATGTGCGACGAGTGTGAGCGTGAGGAATGCAGTCACTCAAATATTCTTCGAGAATACCAGGGGAGCAACGATCACAGAGTTCGATTCTTAGAGCTATGTTGTAAGTGCAAACAATCTCGAGAAGTCAAGCTATACTTTCACAATAAGTATCCATCTCGAACAGAGTGGAAATATACTGGCGAGTATTAGATCCAGGTCCAAGCCATTAGAACATAGTTCGAAACAGTTGCTCCAGCAACCGTGACCAATGTAGCAATTGAAAGAAAGACGTTGAACTTCATCAATGATTCGAGAGATGTTTCTTTTGCTTCTTTCTTCTCTGCTCGAGCCATTAGCCATTCGGCGAACTTTGTAGTTGGTGTTTTCTTTTCTTCAATTGGAGTTTCTTCGCTCATATTTTCATGCCTCCCATTCCTACGAGTGCGGTTTCTTCGTACCGTCGTATTTCTGGAGTGTATAGATCGAGCGCACCTACGACGCCTTCTTCGAGAGTATAGTTCGCTAATTCTGTAGCTACAATATCCGCAGTTGTGTATGCAATAATTCCTATTCTTACCAGGGGATGAAATTGTGCCAACACTTTCAGAGGAACTTGACTATCTTCGAACATTTGTTCTTCAAGCCAAATTATCTCAGGTGCTAACATATCAATCAACGTCTGGTTCGTTCTGCAGATCGTAACTTCGCTTAAGTCGCATAAGGTATTCATACTCGGGCTCTGCTTTTGTATCTGCTACAACCAGGTGTCGAGTTGCAGGTAGAGTTGCAGTTGTAGCTGTATTATCAAGAACAAATATTTGATAGCAATAAATTCTATCTGAAGCAGTAGGTGACATTGATCCATATTGATTGGAATATATTTTTATTGGATATGCTGCTGCATAATCAACATCTAAAGAAAATGTCTCATGCCTAGCATATAGAACGTGTTCGAAGTTTTGTTGTGATACTGAGAAACCAGGACCGTCGTTTAACCAGACACCTGTTGCCCAATAAGCCAAAGTCAAATCAATAGGAATGCTAGTCATTAGGTTTAGAACTGCCATTACATCACCAGCAACTCCGCCAATAAATGGCGGTCCACTAACTTGGCAAGTTATTGCCTGAGGGAATACAGTTTCATCTTCCATTGATAATCCAGCGAGATCGATATACTTTGAAGCTGCAAATACTGAAGGTCCTAACTTCTCGTAATCTCCACCAACGTCCTGGCTAATTTCGAAATTACCAGGAGGGCCAGATGCTGCAATAGTTACTGATCCGAATTCTTGTTTTAATTGCTTCACTTTAACGACCTCTTTCTTTCTGCTGATCTCTTCCAAGACTTTGCAGCTCTCTTGAACAATACTTGATGGTTAGATCGTGGATGCTTCTTCTTA